CAAATTGCCCTTTATCCTTTCAATCACTTTTTTCGTTATATCATTATTACAAACAGGACAGGTTTTACTTTCAGATAGTATTTTGATATATTCCTTAATATTGCGATTCAATAGAGAGGACTCCTGCGTCATGTTTTCCCGGACTTCATTGATCAAACGTAGGGTTTTATCACTTTTTGTCTTTACCTTCTGCATACTGTCCCATTTCGCTATATTTGTCAAAATAAAGGTACATTTCGACTCTGCCCCCAACCATCTTTTTTCAGTTTTTATCTTAGAACGTATATCTCTTAAATTTCCTATCAGAGAACGCCCTTTTTCTAGTTTCAAATTGTTGGATTCTAATAAATCGGATTTGGTTTTTATTTCATTTAAGATATTTTCTATTTCATCAAGGTTGGAATATTTTTTTAATTCTTCAGATAAATTTTCTTTGGCAGTTATCGTATTCTTCAAGGAACGGTTCAATTCCAAACTTTTACTATTCAAGTATCCAAACAAGTCATCTATGATATCTAAACCAACGGCTTGATTTAAAATCCTTGCCCTCTCTCCTGGTGTTTCTTGAAGAAGAAAATAATCGTTGTGTTGTGATTGAATGTTATATTCTTTCATGTCAATGATGTTTTTTATTTCACTTGGAACATCTGACTTGAACTTCTCGAATAACATATCTTCCGTTTTGTATAGATTCTTTTTGCCGACCTTTTTTCTCGTGACAAAAGTATCATCAAATATTAGTTTTACATAGGTGGACTCTCCCTCTTTTGAAAACCAAGAAACGAATTCATCTCCAGACGGTCTATTTTCAACTACCCAGCGTATTGCTCTTTCAATAGCAGATTTTCCACTGTCAGAATCACCGACGATTGCATTGAACCCCGGATCAAGTTCTATATGTTGTTTCTTCCACGATTGGAAATTTTGCAATATTATTTTCTTTAGGAACATATCATTTTCCCATTTTCCTCTTGCAATATTCTGCTATCAACAATGCCTCCGCCCTGCCATCCAACATTTTTCCTTTTGGTGTAAAAAATGAATCCTTCATTTTAGGAAATAGTTGAATTGCTATTTTAACAGCCATTTCTTTACGTTTCTTTTGTGCATTCTTTTTTTCTTCGGATGTCATCTTTTCTTTTTTCTTGCCCTGTTTTTTCTTACTCTTTAATCCACTCAAACCAAATTCTGTTTTCCACTTGTTTGATCTAACCTCTTCAAAAGGAATATCTAAAATTTGCAGTACGGCCAATATTGCGTGGTACCCGCCACCATAATTGAACATGGCTACAGAACTCTGTCCTGGCATAGACTGCGCCTTTTCAATCACAACATAGATATCTTTATAAAAAGTCACTTTTGTTTCTAAGATTTCATAAAGGGTCTTCGCATCAATTCCTTTTTCTGGCAAAAGAGGCATATCAATAATCCACAATTTATCTTTTTTGTCTTTATCTAAAAAAGCAATAGCTCCCTTTTGTCCCGGATCAATTCCTATGTAAACAGTGTTTTTCACTTACCACCTCCTATTTCATTTTAAAGACTCTGTTCCAATCATTGATACTTCTTTTAAAGGAATAGAATCCGTATGTATCGCAGATGGATAGAAAATCAGATATTAAGAATTCTTCATCTGTAAAATCCAATGTTATTTTCTTCATTTCTTTTTCAAAGATCAATGGAAGCGTGACCAACTTTAGGTTGTCTCGAATCATTTTTCCAGCATTTTTTATACTGTCTAACGTTGCACTCTTTTTTAATTGACCATTCAAATATTTGATTGCTGTTTTTTCACCGACTCCTTTAATACCAATAACACTATCCCCACTACACCCAGCAATCGCTTTTATCATAATCCATTCTCCAACATGAATATTATACTCCCTTTCAAAATCTTCTTTTGTGTATAGTTTCTTTTTCTTGAAACTATACATTGGAGCATGCCCTAATAATTGATAAAGGTCTTCATCACTGGAAGCAATGACCATGTCCAATTTGTTGTTCATGACTATGTTGGCAATAATATCATCTGCTTCATACCCTGTTTTAATGATATTGTTCTTAAACCCAAACGTTGGGATGATTTCTGTTCTTAATGTATGGAACTGTTCGTAAGCCGTTTGGTCTAAAAACAATTCTTCTTTACTTTTTTCCTTTTTCTTTTCTGCTCTTTTTATTTTGTAACCAGAATCTATGATTTTTCTGAAATTCTTTTTTGAATCCCAGCAGAACACAAACTTATTTGTTTCAAAACGAATTGCTAAACGCATCACTTCTTGCATGAACCCGAAGATGACTCCAGTTTGCATTTCATCAAAGGAAAGACCGTGCATCGAATGTTTCGCTCTATGACCAACGGCATTAGCATCAACAATAATAATTTTCATTTTCAAAAACCTTATTAATAGTTGGCGGAAAGCGGTTCAGGATTACCGCCTTGTCGGGAATGACCCTATCCGCCATTTTAATGGTGTGTGAGGAAGACCATGATGCAGGAAAAAAATCTTCTTGGGGCACAATAATGGTGAAAGGAAAAACCATCACCTGCATTCCCAACTCCTAATGGAGCTCACACGATGGTTATCTTTGTTTCGGTTCTCTTTTCATCTCAAATTCTTTTTCCACTTGACTCCATGTTTCAATGACCAATTTTTTCAATTTCTTTTGAAGTTTATTTTTTTCAACATACTCAATTGCTGTGTCAATACCATGGAATCGTTTATTGTCAATGTCGTACATTGTGTCTTTGGTGATATCTTTCATGTACTGCAAATTTCCTCTAACATCATCTATGCCATAATTAAAAATGATATAGATATCACACATTCTGTATGGATCATCAATCGTTGATTTTTTAACATAACAAGTGCTGACGATCCCGATAACTTTTTTAACTTCCGCTTTGGTCTTGAGCTTTTTCTTCTTTGTGATCATCTCTGTTTGAGCGACTCTTAATCTAACGGAAGCATAAAAAGGTATTGCTTTCCCCCCAGGAGTTGTTTCTCCTCTTTCTCCTTCACGCAGTTGATTGGTGAATACTGTTAGAACGTTTTCACGTGCTATCGCCCTAGCAGATTTTCTGAGGTTCTGAGAAAATTCTTTTGCTTGTTTTTGACCTCTTTTATCTTCATCTTCTAGTTCTAATTCTGTGCTAACAGCAGCAACAGAATCAGCAGCAAAAACACCAATGTTTTCTGGATTTGGTTCCCATGTTTTGAGGTCTTTGAAGAGTTGCTTTACTGTTTCCGGCCTGTCATAATCAAAATAATCTTTATTGATATTGACGCCGTAAATTTCAGCATACTCCTTGTCCAATCTGGATTCAGGATCTCGGAATCGAACATCACCACCTTTTGCTTGTGCTGACGCACAGATTTCCGCAAGTATTGCTGTTTTACCAGAACCTGCAGGTCCATACACTTCCATCAGTATTCCTGGTGGAATACCACCACCAGGAATACGACCACCGGAAAGGCATAAATCTAATATGGTACTACCAGTTGATAGGACTCTATCAAATCTTAGCCTGTCTATTTTCTTACTTTTTACTACTGACCCTTTTCTTTTCTCTCTTTTCATATAGCTCACTCGTCGTCATCTTCTTTTCTTGGTTTTCGTTTCGATGAAGTTGATTTGGATTCAATTTCGTCATGCAGTTTTGCACAATCATCCCATATTTCGCATTTTTTACACATTGCTAAAGTGTCACAATCTTCCCCAAACGTTCCTCCTTTAGCTGGACATTCCTGTTCTTCTTTTTTCTTGTTTCTCGGTTTAACAGGGGCTTCATCTTCTTCCTCATTTTCTTCATTCCTGTTTCTTCTGGAATTGCGAGTAGGGGCTTCATCTTCTTCCTCTTCAGAAGGACGCCGTCTTTTTCCGGAGTCATCAGAAGGTCTTTTTGCTCTTCTGTTTTCTCTCGAAGATTCCTCTTCTCCATCTTCTTTATTACGAGTTCTTGATTTTCCTGAAAATTCTTTCCCATAATAGGCTTCATATATTTCTTCATACGAAGAAATGATAATTGCTTCATCCAGACAAACAGCCTGTTCAAGAATATCCCGTGTTATATCGTAATCACGTTTTAAAAATTCGTGGCTCAAAAATTCAACGTTCCCTTTTCCTTTTCCCTTTCGTTCAAAAGCAATGGAACGTCCTGTTTCTTTTTTAGGGCTTGCATAGTAAATCGGCTCCCCTGTTCTTTTGTTTTTTGCCAATCCTCTCAATTTGTCTTCCATGAAGAAATTAGCCACATCCCAGATTTGAACACCTTTTTCAGTTTCTTCATCATTGTCATAACAAACGATGTTGTAAATGTTCACTCTTTTCGGAACATCATCTTTGTAATCTTCATAAGGAACATCATTGTCAGATTGCTTTTTTATTTCTTCACAGATAGGACACGGTTTTTTGTAATTTCTGGAAGGGCAAACAAAACTGTCGTTCGTTAGACCAACGTTCCTGTGGACATACAAATCCAAGAAATAAGCAGCTTTACCTTCCGGTCTGTTTGGATCGTGTTTTCCGGCACGATAAGGAATGATGTCTATGACATGCTCCCCATTTTTGCATCTCCATTTCGGAACTTCCAAGTCTTCTTTGAAAAAAGTCCCAAATTTTCCTGACCCCTCTTTTCGACTTTTACTTTCATTGTGAGCTTCTTCCAACTCTCTTTCCATTTCTTCAACATCGATTTTTTTCATGTTACATTCTCCTTTTCAAAATTGTTTGCACTTAATTTCTTATACCTTATTTATCAGTTTTTTAAAACCTTTTTCGTATTCCATGGTTCATCGATCTCAGTCGCTTCCACTTCAATTTCCAATGGGACAATAAGCCATTTCTTGTGTGCTTCAACAATGTCTATTTCCATCACTTGTTTAACGATCTTCAATACCTCCTCTTTCTCTTTTGGGAAAGAGTCCAGTAAAATTGAATCGTGGACCTCCCCAACAAGTTTAGTCATGAACCCTTTCTGTTTCAGAATATTACTTATACGAACATAAGACCATAATAAACAATGGAAAGCAGTCCCTTGTACAGGAGTGTTTGTGATTTGATTTTTAACCATATAACCATCCCTTCTAAACCCAAAAAAAGTATCTACATAAGTCTTTTTTCTATATTGAAGAACAATATCATCTCTCCATTGTTTTGTGACTTTTAACTTTCTCCAAAAATCACTTTCAACCACTTTCATATTCTGTTTAAATTTTTCATAATTCCCAAGACCTACTTTTTTCAAGTGTTCTAAAATGGGGACTCCGCTTGCTGTTTTTAAGTCTATGCAATCTTCATACGCTGATTTTGCACACGGTTCGTAGTAGTCCCCATAGAACTGAGGAAATACAAAATCATTTTTACCAATGTGCCGTATTGGTTTTGTTATTTCTTTTTCTGGCAATTTGAAAATCTGCATGGCTTGGTCACGATGCATATCCTTACTCTTGTCCATGATGTATGAAATCAAAACAGGGTCTTCAGAATAACAAGCCATTATTCTAACTTCAATTTGAGAATAATCAGCTTCCATTAATATGTTTCCAGGGGCTGGTATTATCCCCCCACGTATCATGTTTCGTGCTGCTTCATCTCTGACAGGAACATTTTGAAGATTAGGAGAACTGGAATTGCTTCTACCTGTTGCGGCATGATTCAAATCAAAAGAAGGATGTATCCTACCACCATCATTAATTCTATCATATTCACTAACATAATCAAACATCTTTTTAGTTTTTCTGTATTTTATTAATGCTTTGGCAAAGGGAGCTTCCATGTTCGTTAAAGAATATTCATCTACAGATTCAAATCCCTTTTTCGTTACCTTTGTTGGTTGGAGCTTCAAAATATCGTAGAATAATAATCTGAGGTCTTTTGATGATTGAATATCTATTTCTCTTTTATATTTCTTCTTAAATAGTAAACCGGAACCTCGTTCTCTCAATAGTATTTCTTGTTGCTTCAAACTTTCTTCCAGCTCTTTTGTTTTATCTCTGTAATATTTTGCATTAACACCAATACCAACATCTTCTGATTCAGATAAAGCGAGAAGACCATGGAAGAAAAGGTCATTGCATTTAGAAATCCTTTTATGACTTTTCATAAAAATGACTTGGTCGTAATATCTTTTTCTTGTATAAAAAATATCATACCCACCATATTTCAATAGAGGAAGTAATGGTGCTTTGTGCATCGTATTGAAGCCGTCTTTTCCTACGCTTTCTTTGAATGGTGATATTTCTGTGCCCCAATCTCGTTGTCCATAATAAATAAGAGCTTGGACATCTAATCTTGTCATGCTTCTTCTTGCGTCTATGAGGTGTTGCGTTGTCATTGTGCACCAAATCCAATTCTTCGGTTGTGCCCCAACAACAATCTTACTCCATTTATCTTCAAATTTCATGTTTTGCGCAATCTTTTCCACTGATTCATCTAATAACAATCTTACAAACGACTTTTTTATTTTTTCAAATTCTTTTTCTTTCCAATGAACGTATTGGTAAGGGAACGAAAAGACTGGTGTTCCTTCTCCGGCGATAGCGATAGAATAAACTTTGTGCCCCGGAGTATATGGTTTTAATCCTGAAGTTTCATAATCAAAAAACAACTTTCCACTTTGCCTCACATCATAAATTGCGTCCAACACATCATCCACTTTTGTTAGAACCTTAACTGATTTGTCAGGGTCATCTAATACTGGAGGGTCTAAATCAAGACATGAAATTGCAAATTTCAAATCATTTTCAAAAATCGCCTGCAAGTTTTCATCTTGATTGTGTAACAATGCTGACGGATGGAAACTTGGTATCACCCAAGAACCATATCTATGATCGGGTATACAATGATGTGTCCAATTAGAAATTGATAAATACTTTTTCCCAATCATTCCAAAAAAGAAGTTCTGTAGTGCTTTATTTCCAAGCAAAATAATTATCTTTGGTTTTGTTGAAATCAATGCCTCTTCGACCATTGGTCTACAACAACGGATTTCTTTATCAGTTGGTTCTCTGTTGTTTGGAGGCCGGCAGTTAACACAATTTATTTTCCAACAATCTTTATCAAGATCAATACCATACTTCTTAAGAGTTTTTCTTAATAGTTGTCCTGCCTCTCCAATTAATTGCTTTCCATATTCATCTTCATCTGCACCCGGAGCCTCTGCTAGAAAGAATATTTCTTTCTTCCCCTCTCCTGTCATTTTCATACGGGGGTTCTTACAGGTCTTATCCAATCCGCATTTTACACAGTTGGCTTTCGACATTATTATTTTCTCTTTTGAATCTTTTGAACCGCTTGGAAAAAAATTACGTATACCAGACATTTCACTACCACCATTTACCTTTATTTGCTATCACACCATTTTTGTACACATGACTGACTTTCAGATTTTCTTTTTTGTTCAGGGTATAATCTATCCATTCTTTTAGGATTGATTCTCCTCTGTGATTTTCTTTTATCCATTCATACGCTCTTTTGGTTACTGTCCTCAAATATTTTTTATCCTCAAGAGCATCATTGATAAGACTTGCCATGTGTTCTGTGCCTTTATCAACCACCAATACACAATCTTTTGGAATGTGTGTGTAAGGTTCCACCAAAAATTTAGGACAAATAATCATTGATTTATAAAGCATTGGTTCCAACGTTGTCCTGTTGTAATGACCACGGTATTTTTTGCTCCCATCTATGCAAGTAAAATCCACAGCTGCTTTTGCTGTTATGTAAGATTTCAATACCTCTGAAGATGGGGCAGTCCCCATGATGTTATTCTTTGATTCTTCATTCCACAATTTATTAGAAAAGAAATCTTTACCAATTGCTTTCTCAAAAAGTTTTGGGTTCTCTTTTCTAATCATGTAATATTCCATTCCTGCACCATAGAATGTTGTGGACTCATTAAGATACGGACACATCTTTAGGTATTCTACAATGCCTTTCCACGCCCTCCATTGTGATGCCCAAATTATTCCTTCCCTTTTTTCATCAAGAGAGAATTCATGCCTTTGAAATAAAAATGGGTGCTTCAATATGCCATCTATTTTCAAGTATGGATCTACAGAAGCAGCATGACCATGTCCTATTCCAAGTAATGATGTTACGGAATCTGCAACGTTTAAAAACCAAGGATAGTATTTATTAAAATACACATCGCTTATCACAACCAGTTTTTTTGGTTTTGTTGAACGATATAATTCCATCCATAATTCCGCATCTTTTTCACCTTCTGTATTTGTGTGCGGGCAGGCATGATTGAACCATAGGAGATCATACTCATTGAGCTTTTTTATGGATTCTTTAATGACTTTGCTGTTGTATGAAACTTCATACTGTCGTAAGGATAACCCGTATTGAGTATTTTCAATACTAATTTTTTTTGGTTCAAAATCATTCTTTAATTTTTTTGTTATCTTGAAAAAATCAGATTCAACACCTTTAATAAAATTAAACACGTGGCTTTGCTCAAATGTTCGAGTTGCTAACCCACCAAGGTTAGGTATATCTGGAAGCAATTGTGCTATACGTATGTTTTTTCCCATTTCCCCTCCCATTACCTTTTAAGATTCAACCCTTCCTTTGTCCATCTGCTTTCATATTCCATTGGGACATATTGATAAACCAAATTATCTTCGGAATCTACACCAATTGGTTTTAATTTTCCATGGAAATAATTCGTCGGGTTGGCAGGGCTTCTTAGATTGTTCCATGTTTGTTGAATCATTGTGCTGTATGTATGTTCATACCGTTCTGCGTTGGACATGTTAGAAACCTTAATATGATCATTTGTCAATGAAACATTTTCCAAATACGGAACACCTTTTGGATACACATTATCAAAATACAATTTTTTCAATTTTCCGGTTGTGTGGTATTCCTTTCTACATTCTTTCAAATGGAAAGTTAATTGATTCCTCGTCCAGTTTTCCAATCCACGATTTTTCTTATACGTGTCAGGCATCGCACAACAAGAACCAGAAGTGTTCAACTCTTTATAATCTGGATCGCTGCACCCAAATACCAGATTATTCTTTTCACAAAATTGATAAACCTTTTTAACATGGTCTTCTTTGACAAGACGGTTCAAACGCATGTAACCACCACGTTCTGACGGTGATAGTGCTTTGAAGTATTTTAGTATATTTTTTGTGCCTATACTTTTAGAAATCCATTCGTATCGTTCCCGCATCCCTTCTGTTGCTCGAACGTCCAACGCAAAAAATTCCATGGACACCCCACTTATACCAGCTTCCAATGCTGCCTCTAACAAATCATCAATGCTCTCATCTGTTATTCCTATAATGTAGGGTCGCAACCGGAGTATAGTCCAGTACCCCATATCACTCAACATTTTAATAGCACGTATCCTTTCCTTTGGAAGAGGAACACCAATTTCAACGTTCCTTGCCATTTTTTCGTCGTATGTTACCATGCTTATCTGAAATGCAAAATTCTTTTGGCTCGAATACTTTTCAAAAAGATTCACGTAATCTTTTTCAAATATTGTTCCTCCCTTGAAACTAAATAACGTTGGGTAATTGTCTTCACCCAATGCTTTCATAAGAGGTAACCCAACCCTATTGGCTTTTTCAAAGGCGTCAAAAGGGTCAGCTAGGCCTCCCCAATGAAACAAGAATTTGTTTTTGTAAAAGAGGTCATACATCATTTTACCTCTTCCAGAAACTTTTTTGCCACGAATTGAGTTAATCAATTCTCTATGATTTATTGCTTTTAGGTGTATATCCTCTTTATTAATTGCCGGATTGTTTGATTTAAAAAAATATGCAAAACAATTATGAACAAGGAAACCATTTGCAAAATAATTGTTATTCTTTTTTGTTTCTATATTGTAAACGTCAAAGTTCCCTTGCACTCTTTTTATTGATTTAATTTTCACGATAACCTCTTTTCTATCAAATTTATTAAATGCGGAATTCCAATAAACGCTTCGTCTCTATGTATACGAACAGTTTTAATTCCATCATTACGCAAAATAAATTCATCTCGTTTTAAATCAAATTTTTTTCCTTTTTTTGTATAATGTTTACTGTGGCCATCATATTCAATGCAAACACTTTTATCTGGCAAAAAGAAATCAAGACTGTAATTACGTGAAGGACCATCCACTACAAATTGGTGAATAAAATTTATATTCATTTTTTCAAGTGCTTCCCTAACTTTTATTTCACCTTTTGATACTTTGCCATTTTTTACCCAAGTGTTTACAATCTTTTGTAAAGTTGGTTTTCGTATTTTTGGGTCTTTCATTGGATTACCATGTCCAGTCATTCTTTTAACCACATCAGGTCTTGGTTTTCCAAGAGCTGGCGGTATTAATTCCCCGCTCAAATACTTTTCATGTCTGGTTGTTACCATTTTGTTGACAGATTTTTTATTATACATAGGATTACGTTTTTTCATTCTATTAGAAATAGATTCACTACCTTTTTTACTTACAGCATAAAAATGGCTATTGTTAAAAGAAACCGCAGCTTTATTAATATATAAAACATCATCCCCTTCTTGCAATTCACCAGCGTTCACCCATCCTTTATTTTTTGTGAACACTGGATGTTCTGGTGTGATCTTAATTTTTTTATTATTTTCTAATTCTATTTCAATTACTTCTGACACATTTCGTTTCATAAAAGATGTAACTTGATCTATTTCAACAATTTTCTTTTGTGTGTTGTAAGAAAAAATCTTATCTTTTATTTTTAAATCTTTTATTTTTTTGCTTTTGGTTGGGGATTGTATTAATGTTTCCCCTGTTACACAGTAAAGGCAACCCATTGAACAATAAGAGTAGGAATCAAAAGTCAATGGCATGGAACAATCCATCACTTCTGAGGACATACGTGGACTACTATAATTTCCTGACCCCTCTTTTAATTTCACTCCTTCGTTCTCTCTTACAAACTTTAGAGCTTCCCGTGTTATACTCAAATTTTCGTCTTTCTCTGTCATATTTAATTTCCCCACTTTCCAATGCTCGTAAAAAGTCAATCATCATTGTCAGATTACTTGACCGTATATTTTTACCCTTGTATTCACTTATTCTAAAGTATTTAGATAACGTTTCCACGTCTTTTAAATCTGAAAATACAAGGGTCACTTTTTTACTTTCAACGTCACTACCAGCCGTGGGCTCTTCCATTGTGTAAGGAGGTAATTTTTCCGGTACGAAAAGTTTCTGTTCAATGTCTCTCCGTTCCTCTTTTGATGAGGACAGTCTTGCCTTTTTGAGTTTCTTTTCTTGAGTGTTGTTGTTTATGAAATCTGTAATTTTCATTTTTTGACTCCGAAACAATCATAGATATTTTTGTTGTTTACTTCATAGATTTTTAAAATCTGTTCAGCATGTGTTCTAGAACAATGGTAATGAATCGTTACCTTTTTCATGACCTCTTCTCTAGAAGCAGTTTTGTTTTCTTTAGGTTTCTTTATGTAATTAAGTGAGGGTGAACTTTTTTGTTGTTTCATTCTATGGTAAATAAGACAACCTAACCCCCAACGTGGGATCTTAGATAATCTTGATGCTGACCATGCTGTTGATAGCCCTATTGGAGCCATGGATAACCACCTGCATACCATATAGTAACTTTCCGTATCATCCAGTTGCCTCTCTTTTGATTTTACGGGTTGCCTTTTAAGAAAAGCATTTTCTATGAAATTAAAAATGTCCAAGACCAATCCTTTACATTTTAAAATTAATTTTACTGTTGATTTCTCTCATTAGCATCACACAGCACATAGTGATATTTATTTCTCTATCTGCTATGCTGGCATCACGATACAAGTATTCAGCAATAATTTCTGCGACCGTTGAGCGTTTACTAGATTCCACTTCAAAAATAAATTCATCAAATAGATACCGGTATATGAAGGTAAAATCTGTCATACCCACCCATAGATTTCTCAACTGGGAAACACTACCTGAAACTATAAACTCCGAAATTTTACTAAAGTCAATAGATGTTGATGTAATTAAATTAGGATTGAATTCTCCTTCTGCGCAACACATTTGAAGATTGTTAATGATGCTTCTTATGTCGGGGTAAAAAGATGACACCAGTTTTTCTACATCCTCTACTTCGGCATTCACTTTTTCAAGGTCAAGGATGTTCAACAGGTGTTTTATCAACTTTTTTACCGGATATTGAGAAAATTCATACATTGTGCATCTGGATTTTATTTCTTTACGTATCTTGTCTACGTAATTTCCAGTGAGTATAAAACGACACGTTGAAGAATATGTTTCCATTGTGTTTCGTAAAGCGGTCTGTGATTCTGCCGTTAGGAAATCTGCTTCATCGAGAAGAACAATCTTTAAGTAATCTTTCGCAAACGGCTGGCTTGCGGCGAATTGTTTGACCTTCCCTTTTATGGTGGCAATACCTCTATCTTCTCCACTGGCATTAAGAATCAATTTCTGGCATTTAATATCATCCATTAGGATGGTGGCCATTGTTGTTTTCCCAGACCCATTCGGTCCGTATAAAAGTAAGTGAGGTATCTCTTGTTCTTCAATGTAGCTTTGAAACTTCTCTTTATATTCTTTTGGCAACACCATATCGTCTATGGTTTTTGGGCGGTACTTTTGCGCCCAAATAAATTCATTGGCGTCAAAGTTATCTGATTTCTTCATTATTCACCTTCCGTAGATATTGTAAGAGCCCACACATCTTTTCCTTGTTTCACAATTACAGGCTTCCTTTTTTTTATTAAGAGTTTCGGTAAATTTTCACGAACAGACCAATCCAAAACATTCAGTACTGCCCCAAAGTGTGTCCCGTAAATTGGTATTGAAAACTTTTCTTCACGAGTCTCTTTCAACACAGTTGGTTTACCGATCTTTAACGAAAACTGGTGCTCACTGTCTAGACCTCCAGACATAGTTATTTTTTCACCAACAATAATGGAAACACTGTTAGTTTTAGTTAATGCCATGTTTTGGGAAAAGTTTTTTTGAAATTCTTCTTGAAGGGTGACTTCATGTGTACAGTTATCAACAAGATTAGATAATGCATCTTTATCATCAAGTGATGTTGGTATAAGGTCTGGTTGGGATAAAAGGTATTTGAATGAACCGAATTTGTTTTTAAACACAAGACGGTTTTCTACTACATTCAAATCCGTTTCGTCTTCTGCGTTTTCTAGATATTTGCAAAGTGTTCCGAGGTCACTCAGTCCGAGTTGTTCAAATTCTTCAAAACCAGTTTTTCCGGTAACAGATAAGATCAATGAATTTGTAAGGTCTATTGCTTGGATGTGGTTGACTCCGTTTTTTCCTTCGTTAAGAACACACTCTTCTATCAAACCGTTCAGGTGAACTCTTCTTAAAAGTCGTCTGAAAGTATTTATTTTTATTTCCATGTTTTCCTCTTTTTAATTTAGATTAAAAAAGCAAATACGGCGGACGGTAGTATCCGCCGTATTTTGTGGATGAAACTCATTCTCCGCTATTGCGGCCAGAAGTAATTACTTTTTTGCTTTTGCTACTATGGTCACTTCCACTTTGTGTCCTTCTCTTATAAGTCTCTTAACAAGGGAAAGGACGGAACCGAAGGCTTTTATTCCTTCTTTTTCGAAAGACTTTTCTGCTTTTGCTGCGGCCTGTTTCAATGTGCAACCATCTTCCAAAAACATATCTGAAATGACTGCTTTAAAAGAACCGTCTTTGAAACCAAAGACATTACCTCCCACTTCAACTTCTTTCTTTTCCTTTTTCTCTTTCTTTTCCTTTTTCTCTTTCATACTCTCTTTTTCCTCCTCATTATCATCATCTTCTTCTTTTTTGGAATTTTTGGATTTTTTGGGAGCTTCATCCTCATCCTCATCCTCTTCCTCCCTTTTGGACTTCTTAGACTTCTTGGGAGCTTCATCCTCCTCTTCCGGTTCTTCTTCTTTCTTGGTTTTCTTAGACTTCTTGGGAGCCTCGTCTTCATCCTCCTCTTCCGGTTCCTCTTCTTTCTTTGATTTCTTGGACTTCTTGGGTTCTTCTTCCAAGTCAGAACGGTCTCCGGTGATGATCTTATTGTAAAGGACGAGAACCTTTTCAGGAATCTTATCCTCATCTTCTTCCGGAACATTTGTTACTGCTTCCAGAAAATCATTGAAGACATCCTCTTTGTCTCTTTTCTTGAGGACAATCTCATCTTCAAGACAACCTGAATCATTCAGGACTTTTACCATTTTCTCCAAAACGTCAAAATCCACTTCATCCACTGTTAACTCTTTTACTTTTTCTTTGGCCATAAACTTTTTACTTCCTTTCTTTAAATTTGGTGTAACCATTTATTTATACTATACTCTTTTTTACGATAAATGCCAACTACTTTTTCGGATATTTGTTATCACCTCCTTGCTCCAGTCTCTTACGATCTGAATAAAATTCTGAATCTAATAACGGTTGTCCAACTTCTTGTTGCATCAACACAATGACATTTTTACTTTCGTAGGTCTTTTTATGCCTATGGACAGCGACTCCCACACGCATGATTCCCTTTTCTTCTTCTGTTTCTGTTTGGTTGAGTGTGAACATAGCATTCACGTGCGCAAGCTTTCGTATATCTTCTGATGTGTCATCTTGCGCAACGTTTCTCTTATAGATGCTTTTTCTTGAGGATTGCGTCGCAGTGGCCACAAGAGCATGTTTTGTCTGTGCGAGGTTCTTCAACATCAACCACGTTTCATTTGTTTTATCTCTTCCTGATAATCCATGTTGTTCTGTTCCAAGAATATCAGCATAATCCACAACGATTGTGGTTGGAATAAAATCTTCTGTGTATTCCAGATTGTCCAATTCACTTTTAATATCCTCTGAATTTGCTGTGTTGATTGGAAACACAAGAACCCTCAAATTATCTCCAAACATATCCGCCATACTTTTTGTATAAAGTTTCGCAGTGGATTTTGTGAGTTTTTTCACTTTGTGGACTTGAGCCCATGTTGAAATAATAAATCCCGGAATATGTTTATCACGACAATGTGTACAAACAGTGTGGTTAATATTTTGGGAGTATTCTGGCAGAGAACCATCTTCTAATAATAATCTTCCTCTCCCTTTTCGTTCTCTTTTGATGCATGTGTCATCTTGGTTTGATTTGCAATCAAAACACGGATAAATCAACTCTCCATCTTCGCTGGCAAGTGCAGAAACTCTTTTATAAAATCTTTCTAGGATTTCTTCCTCTGACATTTCCAATGAAATGAATACCGTTCTGTAACCACAAAGAACAGAGATGACAGCAATTTCTATCAACCACCATGTTTTTCCTCTTTTCATTGGTGCCATAAATCCGACAAGCCAAGATCGTTTGAAGTATCCTATCATGTTCCCCAATGCTCCGGGAAATTTAAACAGGTTGTCTACGTCACTATTGTCAAATACTCTATTAATCACTTCTGGAGTAAATGGATTAACCCATTGCGAATTTGTTTTCGCAACCTTTTTGTAATTCACAACTGCTTCTTCTGCCTCACCGATCTTTCCCAATTCAACTAATGAACGGACGGTGTCTGCGTGAATGGTCAATGCTCTCTCTTTAAAGTATTCTATCGTCTGGTCAAACAGATACGGAATATTGAGATTATTCTCAATAGATCTTTCTTCTTCGTATCTGTCTGATAATGTCTTAAGGAAATTTTCAATGAGATCTGCTTCCTCTTTTTTTAAGGTTGCTTCTTCTTCTTCGAAGATATCTTTGATTTGCTTTCCGGGTGCGATTTTGTATTTTTTAAAATAAGAAAGAATCCATTTTGCAATTTTTTTAGAATGACTTGTAAGAAAAAAATTAAGGTCAATGATTCTTGAAACATCCAAGCAATAATTTGTGGAAACAATCATTCCTGTAAGAATCTTTTTGTCCATGTCACTTTCTACAACACGCTGTCGAACTCTGCTTTTCAAAACGCCTCCTTTCCGTACATAAAATATGGGCACCTGCGCCAATTTGCAAAATTTTGAATGACTATCTAGGGTTTTCAGCGTATTTTTAACGATCGCCATCCACAGGCACTGAGAAACCCGAAATCTAATACTATTTTAACCGTGGTTCCACCTCTATTGATCTAGGGGAATAATCATTTTCTCGTTTTTAATGATATTCTCGTTATTCAGATAATATGGCAGGACTCGAATAAAAGTATTATAAGAGCAAAACATTCCGGGATAGATTTCCTGTCCATTTTTTTTCTCCAATGCTTTGTACAATAAATCCGCCAATTCTGTTTCACCTCCCATGAGGTATTGCATCTTTGATTTATTTGCCATATAAAATTTGTGTAATTTATCTGCCCCAATTTTGAAACAATTTAAATCTCTTTCTCTAAGATTTGCCTCTACTCCTCCCAAAACATTCTTCACGTATAGATTTTTCAGACGCAATGATAATTGCGGATAACGGTCTGGCATTTTCAAGGTTGGGATTCTGTTGGGGGTCGGAGTTTGTTCCAGCCATTTTAATAAAAGGCTTTCTTTGAAAGGTTCTTCTCTCAATTTTCCATTTTTATCAAAAAAGATTTCTTCATAAATAAATTTGTGAAGAGATTTTCTCTTGTAGTATTTCATCATTTTTTCATTTTTCGCATATAACGGATTACTCGCGACCAAAACAAAATCGTTTATGGATTTTATAAATTCATCGGGTAGTATTTTCTTACCAATATATTTTTTTGCCAATTCTGGATCGGCAATCATGTTTGGTTTAAAAAATCTACCCATTCTGACTTGTTTTAATCTTGTCACTGTTTTCATAAACAATTTTGAATTTCTCATTTTTAATTTACGAACAGGACAACTGTTCCAATGTTCAATAATCTTCATAACAGATTTTGGAATAACGATAGATTGTATTTCTTTTTCAATTTTTCTTCTCTTTTTTTCTATTCTTGCTTTTTTCTTTTCATAAATTTTTCTTTGGACTTTGTATTGTTCAAATTCTATTTCATCTGCCAATTTGGAATCGTTCGATAATATTCTTTTCTCTCTTTTCATTTTTTTATTTCTCAAAAAAACTCATTACTGCGTTTCCGTCGTTTTCGCGGAAACGCATCGTATGTTTGCGAAGCAAACATACACCACATCTGAATCTGTACTATTCCATATCAGATCATATTCTAGTATATCATTTTGTTCGTCCGTTTTGAACGAACAAATGTAGAATAGTCAAATTCCGTTGCACACCCATTTTTCACCGTAGATAACCCGTTGACCTTTTTTTCATTTTTAAGAGTTTTTTACTGATATTTTTATATAGAATTTTGTAATGATTTTTGGCAGGTGTTCCTCGTTTTTCGACTTTCATGAACCCCATTTTCACCAATTTATTTGTTATTTTTTGTTGTTTAGAGAAGCTGAAACCTGTTCGTAATTGGATTATTTTTCTTTGGTTGAAGAACCATTTATTTCCAAAAGATTTATCTACTTGAATTAAGTCTGTTAGAAAAAAACATAGGTCAAGGTCGTATTCACATAGTTCAAGAAGTGAGTACCCTATTTCCCAAGAACCATTTCTATTTGCGGAATTTAAAAATCGGATTCTATCTTTTTTATCATTGAGTATCTTTTTCATTGGTTACCTAAATCTATGTTAAATACAGAAAATCCCCCTTGAGCAAGGGAGGAACCTCGACGATTAAGCGACTGGCCAAGCCCCATGGTGACCACGTCGGGTTCGTTGAGAGCGAGACCCGACAAAAAAATCGGGTTCCTACCCTTGCTCAAAGGGGTTTTATTTTTAAACATGAGGGGCATAAAAACACTTTTCTACGTCGCTTACGAATTGTCAAATTAGTATTCAGATATCTCTCAAACATCTCTTCTCTTTTGAAACTGAAGCTAACCTTTACCTCATTTTTTATAAAAAGAAAACCTTTTTATTACCTTTTAAAATTAAA